GATCGCTCAGGACGGATTGACCGACCAGCAGGCAGCTATGCTCGAGCGCCAGCTTATTGCGCGGTATGGTCGACGGGATCTTGGGCTTGGCCCACTGGTCAATGGCACGGACGGCGGCGACGGCATGAGCGGACATTTTCCGTCAGCCGAGACGCGAGCGAGACGATCGGCATCTATCTCCGCAGCCTTCCAGCGTCCAGACGTGCGCGCCAGGCATCACGCAGCAACATCCTGCTCAGCGTTTCGATCATCGCGCGCGGATGCGCAGCGGAAGGCGTGGACAGTAGAGCGACGCGAGCAGCGATCCGCCCAGGCACGAACCCGTTGGGCTGACCCTAAGTTCAAGAGCATGATGGCCGAGAAGATGAAGTCGGTTCGTGATACCCCGGAATACCGCGCGCAGTTTCGCAAGGCTCACAATATAAGATCCGTGCAGTGCGTAGAGACGGGGCGCGCCTTTGATCACGCGATGCAGGCCGTCGCTTGGCTCGCTACGCAGGGAAAGCCAAAGGCGCAAAACACGCCGATACTCAGATGCTGCAGAGGCGAACAGCGGACAGCCTACGGGCATCAATGGATATTTGCGGAAAAAGAAAGCCCCGCCGAAGCGGGGCTGATCGAGCGGTCCAGCAGTCAGAGAATTTGTTCGATGTAGTCGTTGACGATCTTCGACCTGAACGTAATGTGCTCCGCTGGAAAGTTGGGCGTGAACTCGAAATCAAAGAACACTTTCCCGTCAGCGATCGCAGCCGGCGTGTTGAGATTTGGCGACGGAAAGCAGCGCCCGCCCAGTATCGCACCCTCGGCAGTTAGAAGCGCGATGTAGTCATTCACGCTCTGCGAAACATCTTCCAAAAACGATCTCGTGATGTTCCTGTCGATCGCCCACAAATGGGCGCGCAAAATACTGTCATTGATCATGTCAGCAGTGCGGACCACGGACAGGAAGGCGAACTTCGGATCGTCGGCGCATGTGCGGTTGCCCCAGAGGCGGAAGCCGTCCTGGCGCACGATGGTCGCGACCTCCTGCTCATTCAGCAGGTTCGCGCGGCTGTTCTGGTCGCCCAGCGTGAAGTCGATCTCGCGAGCCGTGCCGACGATGCCGTTGATTACCTGGTTCGACGGCGACCACCAGAAGCCGCGGTCGTTGTCCATCTTCGCGATCAGGCCGGCCACGCGGGCGCTGGCGGGCTCGTTCACGAGCTCGCCGTTGCTGTTGCGGATCTTGACGGCCGGATCCACGACGTAGACGCGCTTGCTGCCCCAGTCGCCGCGGTACTCGATCGCGTCGGCATCCGTGGTGCTCGGGCCGTCAGCAATGATCACGGCACGCAGGCGCTCGGCGATGCCGACGAGCTCGGCGACCACAGCGTTCGCGGTATCGTCCGGGCGCTGGCTGGTGAAGCCTGGCGCGCACAGGATGCGCGGGCAGAAGCCGGTGATGCTCTCGGCGCCAAGGAAGGCGTGCACGCCCTCGTAGGTGTCGTCGCCGGTGTTGATGCCGCCGATCACGTTGGTGATCGTGTCCTCGTCGTCCTCGCCCTCGGCCACGCGCACGACGATCACTACGGCGCCGACCTGGTCGAAGATGCCGTCCATGGCGCCCGGCAGCGTGCCGGTCTCGCCCAGCTTGGCAGCCTTGGCCGCGTCGCCAGCGACGAGCACCGGACGGTTCAGCGGGAATTCATCGTTGAGGCCGTCGGCCAGGGACTGGCGACGGAACGCCGACACAACGCCTGCGCCGCTGCTGCCACCAGTCGGCGGCGTGATCGTTACGGTCGGCGAACTGTAGCCGGTGCCGGGATTGTTGACCGTGATGGACGTAACTACGCCGTCGGTCAGAACTGCGGTAGCTGTCGCGCCGCTGCCACCACCGCCAGCGATCACGACAGCAGGCGGCGTCAGGTAGCCGCTGCCACCGTTCGTCACGGCAATAGAACCGATCGTGCTGGTGCTCAGCGTGGCGGTAGCGGTTGCGCCACCGCCGCCCGTGTTGGCGACTTTGACCAGTGCATGCGCCTCGGCTTTCGCCATGATCGCGGAGCGGACTTCGGCAGCGGTGCTCGTGATGTCGCCGTCGGCGTCGGTTGCCAGGCTCACTGTGATGTCGCCGTTCACGACGGACACGGACAGCGCGGCGCTGTTCGCCTTCGGGTCGACAAAGCGGATCCCGGTGTTGTTGCCCAGCTCGCCCTCGAGCTTGCTGGTGAACGTCAGCGCGTTGTTGTCGGCGGCGACGCCGGTCAGCAGGGAAGCCTTGACCTCCTGCTGGCTATCGGGCGCGGTGCCGATCAATCCGATGATGCCGGACCGGACGGTCCGAATAGGCCGCGGGCCGTCGGTAATCTCGACTACCTCGACGCCATGCAGGAAAGTTTCAGGCATTGGTCACCCCCGAAAGGTAATAGGCAATTAGTTTGACACTATAGCGATAGCATTGTACCAGCACTTGACGGTCTCTGCACTAGCTGGAAAGCGTTTTGCACTTCAGCCGCGCGTCGTCACCATCACGCCGATGGTCCAGGCTCCATTGCCTGTCGTGACGCGTCCGTAGCCCGTGCCGTAGTGGTAGCCTTCGGTTAGATCGCCGAGCATGCGCGCCGTCGCTGGCAGTGTCGCGTTCGCCGTGTAAGCCTGCGCCCCGGTCAGCGATCCGCCGGTGCCGGCGCCTGTTCCAGCGATGGTTCCGGCGATGGCGTTTATCGTGTTCGGCAGAACCGTGCCGACCACCTGGATGTCCACAGGCTCATCCGCCCAGCAAAGAAAGTGGCAGCGGGCGGCAGAAGTGATTTCCGCGAACGTAGTGCTGCTGACAGTGCCGCCAGCTGACGACGAAACGGTTGTGATGGGGCGCCGGTTGTACCAGTTCAGCAGGAACCTGAACTGCGCTGCATCCGAAAATTGGCCTGGCGTGTTGTTCGTCGTGTAGACCATGCTAACCAGCGTGCGCGATGCGTCGCCGTCTTTGACTTCCACGCCGTTGGTGTGCGTTTCGTGGCCGGTGGTGGAAAGCTCCAGCGCCATGTCGCCTTCGTCCATGTAGGCATAGACGTAATAAACCGTGGACGCGGCCAGGCCGGTGTTCGAAATTGTGACGCCGGCCGATGGGATTTGCTCCACGCGGCCGGCGATGTTCAGGTTGCGCCCGTTGTAGGGCGACAGCTTCAGTTCGGTGGCGCTAGTAACCGAAAGGCGACATTGGCCGTGCGCGGTGTTCAGGACTTCCAGGGCTTCTCTCGTCATACATTGGCGCCTCCCAGCGTTACCACTCGATGATCACAAGGCCCTGGCCGCCGGTGGCGCCGCCGCCGGAATTACTGCCGCCGCCACCGCCGCCAATTCCGCCAGCGGCGCCAGTTCCAGCCGAACTGCTACCGCCACCGCCGCCGCCCACGCCACCTGGAGCCATGCCGGAACTGCTGCCACCATGGCCGCCCCCACCGTTATTGCTGAGCACGTGATTGTTTGTTGTCCCGCCACCTGATTCCAATATGGTATTTTGCCCGCTCGTGAAGCCGTCAAACGGAAACCGGATCAGTGCGCTAAGCGGATTGAATATCTCGCGCACAGAAAACGGCACATCTGCGCTGGTGGAGCCTATATGGTCTAAATGTATGGAGTCTCTGCCGATGCAGTCACGCCCAAGGCCGAACGGGCTTCCGCCATTGCTTCCGCTTCCATCGCCAGCAATACCGCCGCCTCCAGAACCGCCAGATGCCGCGCTCTTGCCGCCGACGCCCAGCTCAGAACCTGCGCCACCGCCACCAGAACCGGCAGCCGCACCACTCGCGCCGCCGTCCGCATTGAAATCGCCGCCAGTGCCACCGGTGCCGCCTGCAGCCGTTGCCGTGCCGGACGATGCCTTGCCGCCCTTGGCAATGATCGTGCTGCCGAAAGATGAGTCGCCGCCATCGGTCGGCGATGCGCCACCAGTGCCGCCCGCGCCCACCGTGATCGTGTGATTGTCGCCAGGCGTGACGGAAATCACGCCGCGCCGATACTCGCCGCCGCCGCCGCCCGCGCCGGAATTGCGGCCACCACCACCGCCGCCGATGCAGCGCACGCGCGCCTGCGTGACGCCAGCGGGAACGGTCCAGGCACCAGATGCCGAGAACACTTTCCAGCGGCCATTGCCGAACTCGCCGATATGACCGGCGCCCACAACTTTGTTCAGGCTGTAGACCGGCAGCGAGTTGTTCGCCGCTGCCGGCGTAAGTGATCTGCCCATTAGGCGTCCTCCTCGAATCCGTAAACCGAAACGCTGACGTTGGCCGTGCTCGCGTAGGCGACCACGCGCTTGCTGGCGTCGAGCACGATGCCGGTGCGCTCGAGCACGCCTTTCGCCGGAACCTCGACGTCGTACTCGATGTACTCGGCGTTGCCCGGGCTCGTGGTTGAGGCGAGCGCCAGGCGGACGAGCGCCGACGTCGCGCCGCGGTTCACAGCGTTGATGTTGAGCGCCGCCACCTTGCTGCTCGGGACCTGGTAGACGCTGGTGTTGGTCGCGGCGCTAAGTGCCGACTGCCCAAGTAGTCCGGATGCCATTTATCTGCGCCCCTATGATTGAGCCATGAAATAGAGTTTTGCCCGGCCAGCCACGCCGAGATTGGTGCGCGCCGCGTGCGGGTTGTCGATGTCGCCAAGATTCAGTTCGGGCTTCAGGTACGCCGCGGTATCGAGCGGATCGTTCTGGTAGGCGTGCAGCGTGTAGCCGCCCGGGTAGCTGCTCGCGAGCGTGATCTGCGCGGCGCCCGTGGCCGTGAAGTCCGTGCCGCTCACCAGGCGCACGCCCTCGATGTAGACGGCCAGGCCGTTCGTGTTCACGGTGCTGAAGTTGACGACGGTTTGCTCGTCCGCGAGCGTCTGCACTTCCTGGATCACGTCGACGACGATCTCGACGGCTGCCAGCGGGTCGACCCACTCGAAGTCGCCGTCGGCATTGCTGGCCTTCGCCAGATGCTGACCGGTCAGACCGCCAGGGATCAGCGCGGCGGCTGTGATGTTGCTCAGCACCCAGTCGCGCGTTGCGATCAGGATCGAGGCATCGATCGTCAGCATGATCACGTCGGTCGACGCCACGCGCATCCTGCCGCGGATCCGGAGCTCGCGCGTGCTGCCTTCCTCGGCGACCGGCTTGTAGACCGGCGGGTAGTTGCCATACGCGAACAGCGTGCCGTCAGCCGTGAAGATGCCGAGCTCGTGGACGGTCCAGCCGCCTTCCTCGCTCGGGATCGTCATTTCGGCGACGAACGTCTGCTCGTCGCTCGGGTTCACGTAGATCGCAGCGATCTGGTCGCGGTAGACCTCGCGCACAAGTGCCGTCTCGTTGCCTGTCGGCGGCGTGACCGGATTGCCGTTACCGTCGCCGACCGCAAGGTGCGTGAGGCTGACCGCTGGACCGCCGGCCTGCGCAGCCGCTACCAGCGCGGCGCCCTCGGCGGTCAGCTTCATCAGGTATGCCATGGCAATTCCTCAGTGATCTCGCGGTGATTGTATCAGGTTGCTTTATGCGGCTTCCAGCGCGGCGAGCCTTGCATCCATGCCGCGCGCGATGAACAGCAGCAGTTCCTGGACGCGGAAGCTGTATTTGTCGCCGGCGGGACGGATCACGGCGGTTTTGAAATACTCGGTGATGGTGTCCACCACCGGCACCGCGAAAATCATTTGCTCGCCGTCCTCGCCCAGCACGGGTTCGCCGTTCTGATCCACCACCGGCCGATCCTCATACAGCGGCACTTCCACTTCGCTGGTTTCTTCCACCAGCGTGGGCACGCCGTCGATCACGCGGACTTCGCGGCCGGTGGTTTCCTTCGTGCGCGTGCGCGGGATTTCGCGCGTGCGGGCCTCGCCTTCCGGATCGTCCGCCGTGGTTTCGACTTCGCCCAGCTCGTCGCCCCAGCTGTCGTAACAGATGAAGCTGTACGCCATCGGGTCCAGGCCGTGGCTTTGCATGATGGCGATGGCCTTTTGAACGGTCATTCCAATATGCAAGCGCGCATCTTCCTCGCCCTTCAGGCTGATGGCCTCCAGGAACTTGAAGCTGCCGATTTCGCGCGCGAGCGCGATGGATGCCGCCAGCTCGTTCGCCGTCAGCGGCTGCACTTCGGTTTTGCGGCGGGCGTCGGATGTGTTGATGGTGCCGTTGTCGGCGAAGATTTCTTTAACGCCTAAGCTGGCGCTGCCGATGTTGTAGGTGTTGTCGGCATTGGGGAAGAAGTCACCAGTCGAGTTCCAGCCCCATCGCTTTGTGCCGCTAAGCGTTGTGTTGTTTGTGGCCGTGTATATCCCGACTTCGGTGGCCGCGTTCTGCGTCGCTGATCCTCCGCCAATTCGGACGCTGTTGTCCGCACTCTGCGCAAAGCCCCCGATAAGGGCCACGCCTTCTTCTGAGTTCGTATAGTGGCGAAGTCCAATGAACGCACCCTTGAGTGTGGCATCTGAAGTGGAATTGCTCAGCGACAAGCACCTGCCTGTACTATCAACAATATCCACCTTCGCTGTATCCGTTCCCGGCGTGGTGGTGCCGAAAAGGCAGTCGCCGGGAATGGTGATGGTGCCGGTACTGGCGATGCGCATGCGCTCCGTCGGGCTCGCTGCGCCGTCGGCGGTGGTAGCGAACACGAGGCGGCCGGGCATGTCGTTGGTGCCGGGGGTGCCGTCTACCTGTGCCAATATCCTTGCGGCCTCGATAAAACCGGCGCCATCCCATCCACGCATTCGCACCAGGCCCAGGCCGTCGCCGTCTTGAACAATGGAAGGCACACTGCTCGATCCTCTCGCTTTATCAAGCGACTGGTTAAACGGACCATTGGTGTCCGAGTACCGACGACCAACAGCATCGGCAGCTTGAATTGTCAGCTGGCCAGTCAGCGTCCCGCCCGTCAGCGGCAGATAGCCGGCGCCTGCGCCTGCGTTCACCCATGTGCCGCCAGCGGTGCGCACGCGCATTTCGCCTACGCTGCTGTTGAAGTACAGCGCACCAGTGACCAGCGCGTTGCCGTCGTTGTCCACGCTCGGGTCGCTGGACTTCGCCCCCAGGTAGCGGTCGTCAAAGCTGTCCAGGATAGCGGCCATGGCGGCTTCCGCAGCGGCCAGTGTTTCCGCCAGGTCGATGAACTGCACCGGGATCGTGTAGTCACGGCCGCCACCAGTCACGCGCAGGTCATACTGGCCGGTTGGCGCGGCGACCACGATCTTGCCGTCAGTGCCACCAGTGAAAGGGTTTGCGAGCGCGCTGCCGGCTGCATCCTGCAGGCCGCTGATCGGCGTGGTGGTGCCTGACGTGTAGATATAAACCGTCGGGCTCTGGATCGCGTTGCCCTGCAGGTCCTGCGCAAAAAAGGTCTTCAGTTCCATAGGTCAGCCCATCAAAACCATTTCGTTCAAAACTATCGTCACCGGCTCGCAATCGATCTCGGTCGTCTCGGCATCGTTGCTCACGCCGCCGATGTAGAAGCTGCCGGAGCTCGTCGCCAGCACGTCGACGCCGACCAGATGGCTGCGCAGGTTTTTCGCCGCCATCGTGGTCGCGATGATGCGGTCGTAGCCGCTCTGGTCCTCGATGCCGGTCTGCTCGACGCCGACCAGCAGCGCGAACGTGTATGGGTCGCCCTGCGGTTCCATCTGGAACCACTCGGTCACGTCGATGTCGTCGTAGCCGAGCGCGTCAAGCGAAGATTGCAGCGCGCCGATCGTGCCCTTGCGCTGGTGCACGGCGACGCTGGCCTTGATGACGGCGCGCTTCTGCGCCTCGGTCATCCCCGGATCCCAGGTGTCCACAGAGAATGCCCATGCCAGCCACGGCAGCAGCGCGGCCGGGCACGTGTCCGGGCTCCAGACCTCGCGCACTACGACCGGCACAGCCCGGTCCACCGCGTTCGATAGAGCGCGCTCCTGGTCGCTGGCGTTGGGCGGAAGCAGGTCGGCCATGGTTATGCCTGCGCCACCGCGATCGATGCGCAGTAGCCAGCCTCGCCGTCCTCGATCTCGACGTCGGCGCTCGGCGAGGCCAGCGTCACCTTGCGGACGCCAGGCTGGTGAAGTGCCGCGAACAGGCCGGACAGCGGAATGGTGTAGCCGATGCGCCGGATCTGCTCGACGTAGGTCGTCACAGCCTCCTCGGCCGCGGCGAGCACGACATCTGGGTCCGGGCCGTTCTCGATCTCCAGCGTGGCGTCGACGGAATACTCGACGATCATCGCCGTCTGCACGGTCACGTTGTCGGTCAGCGGGCGCACGTCCTGCGCATTGAGCGCGGCCGTCACGGTGTTCACGAGCTCGGTGCTGGCCGTGCCGTCACCGGAATGGGCGAGCACATAGACCTCGACGTCGCCGGGTTCAGGGCTGATGGCCTGGATGTCTCGCACGTCGCCGTCAGCGCTCAGCCCGTGGAACACGTAGCTGCCCTCGCTGCCGGCCGTCGTGATGCCCTCGAGCGCCAGTTGAATGCGGGCGCGGAAGGCGGTGTCGGTTTCGTAGGTAGGCGGCACGGGCGGGACCGCGTCGGGATCGCCCTCGTCGACGACAAGGCGCTCGACGTTGAAGTTCGCGCCGATCTGGTCCAGGTCGGTCCGGGCAGCATAGGCCAGCATCACGGCCTTCGCGGCTTCGTTCACGCGCTGCCGTATCAGGATTTCCCGGTAGGCGGCGACCTCGAGCACCTTGTAGGCCGGGTCGCTTTCGACCAGTGCCGTGAAGGTCGCATCACGCGCCTGAAGATCCGCGACCATCGCCGCCAGGATCGCCTCGAAGTCCAGCGTCTCGACGACGCCAGGCGCGACCAGTTGCGAAAGATCGACCGTTGTAAAATCGCCCGCCATTACGTGATCTCGATGCCTTCAAACCTGACGACTTGCTCGGTAGCGCGGATTCTACCCTCTAATGTCAAAATAATCTTGCCCTGATCTCCTGCTGCCGTCAGATAAACACGGTCCAGGCGGAAGCGCGGCTCCCAGCGGACCAAGGCTTCGGCGGTGGCCGCGAATAGCTCGATCTTGGTGGCTTCATTGATCGGATGGTCGACGAGCTCGGGCAGGCGGCTGCCGTAGTCGCGGCGCATGACGCGCGTCCCGATCTTGGTCGTCAGGATGTCGCGGATGCTCTGCTGGATATGCGGGATGCCGTCCAGTTCCTTGCCAGTGATTCGATTGATGCCGCGCATGGCCGCCCCTATCAGCTCGGCACGCCAGTCACGCCGCCGCCCGGCGATACGCCGACGTGCGTGTGCGTGCTGCCGACGCTCTTGCTGTTGTTCACGATGTCGCCGCCCGTCACGGTCAGCGTGCCGTTGATGTCGGCGCCGTTGCTGCCAGTCATGCCGGCTTCGTAGGTGACCGGATCCGTGAACAGCACCGGCCCGTTCCAGGTCGTGCCGCTCGCCGTCATCGTGACCTTCGCGGCACCAATCTCGATCACGACGGCCTCGCGGGTCATCGTCATCTTGCTGTCGCCCAGGTCCGCGCGCAGCGTGTGCGTGCCGCGGTCGTACTCGATCACGGTGCCGTCGCCGTACTCGGTCGTGTCCTTGTTCGGGTCGCTGCTCGGCGCGTCGTATTCGGTCTGGTAGACGCCCGGGATGACGACCGCCTGCCGGAAGTCGCCGCCCGGCGACAGCATCGTCACCTGCTCGCCGACCTCGGGCGGATCCCAGCGGCGCTTGCCAGCAGCTGCGCGGCCAGCCGGCCACGGGATCCAATCGGTCTCGATCTCGCCGGACTTCACGCGCACGCGCCTGGTCGCATGATTCACTTCCATGACCTTGCCATGGCGCACGGTGTTCGCCATGCGGCGCTCCATGTCGGGCAGCGCCAGTTCGCTGAAGCCGCGGTCGCGCGCTGTCATGGCCGCACCAGGTGTTCGTCAGTCAGGTCGCCGCCCCATGCCTCGTCATCACAGACGCCGCATTCCTCGGGCTGCTGGTGCTCGGGCTTGAAGATTTCCTCGTACCGATCCGCGTTCGGCATCGGCAGCGTGTAGACGGTGTCGGGCCGCGTGCCGGGATCGCCCTCGTCGATGATCGGCGTCATGTACGTGCACTCGAAATCCATGCGGAAGGCGCCGACCTGCAGGTTGCCGCGCGACGAAATTTCCGACGTCGTGCCGGTCAGCGCGAGGCTTTCGGTCAGCAGGTTGTCCGGGTTCGGGTTCGCGTTGATCGCCGCCTCGACCTGCTCGGCCAGGTTGTCCAGTGTGTCGTCCAGGTCGTCACCGCCGGCGGCCAGTCCTTCGATGCTGACCATCAGAACGCGCTCGAGCGCGTGGCTGTCAGCCGTCTTCCGGCTGGTCTCGTCGGCCGTGTAGACAGACAGCACCGGGCTCTGCTTGAGCGTCTGCTCGGGCACCGGTCGGCTGCGGCTCGTGTAGACCTTGTCGCCGGCAGCGGTGTCCGCCGTCGTCAGGACGGCGGCTACGGCGTCGCGGATGATCTTGCGATGGTGCGCCATGGCTCAGTAGACGTCGCCGTCCTGGTAGCTGATGATGACGAGATCGCCCTTGTATCCCAGGTCGATGACCTTCACGCGCGTGCCGTCCTGGCGCTCGATCTCGTGGTCGACCTCCAGGGCTTCCAGGTCCTCGCGCTTCGCCAGGATGCGCGGCTGAATCATGGAAGCTTGCGCGGTCATCGTGCTGGTCTGCTCGTGGACCTGGCCGGTGGTCGGGATGCCGACGAACGGCACCGGCTCACCGCCGACGTGCGCCACCATTTCCTCGCCGAACGCATCGGGATCGAAAAAGGCGTCCAGGTCCTCGGCAGTCTCGACAGCCATCAGGGCTTACCGTTTCCGCTTGTTGCTTTTGCCGGCCAGCGCGGGCGCCTGCTCGGTCTGGACGTAGGCCTCGTTCACGTCGGGCGTCGCCGGGTCGTCGGCCTTGAACGTGCCGTCCTCGTGGCGGGCGCGCTCTGCCTGCTCGCCGGCGTTCTGGTCGTCGCTGGTGGCGGCCTGTTCGTCCTGCGCTTGCTCGAGCACGGGTTCCTCGGTGACCTGTCCGGGCACGACCACCACGGGATCGCCCACGTGCTCGCCATCGGCTAGGACATCGACGGCCACGACCACCACTGCCTCGGCGTCGTCAGTGATGACGACCTGCTCACCAGCGGGAACAATCTCCGGGCCGGTGCTGGCCGGCGCTGGCGCCTGCTCGGGTTCTAGCGCGGGCACGGGCTCGATGTAGTTGACGGCAACCTCGCGGCGCACCAGCACGTCGGCCTCGCCGTTGCTGATGTTCAGCGCGTCGCAGTCGATGACCGTCGGCGGCCTGTACTGTTTGCCGCCGTTGCGGATGGTCTGTTTGAGCTTCAGTTTCCTGCCCATTGCGATCTCCTGTCAGTAGGATGAAAAAAGGGCGGTCGCCCGCCCTTTCTGTTTTCCGGGCTTCAGGCCTCGGTGAAGATCAGGGACCAGCCTTAGCTGGTCACCGTGATTTTCTTGGAGCTGTTCGGGCGGTAGGGCACGAGCAGCGGCGCCGATTCAAGCTGAAGCATGCGGCGGCTCGGGTTCTTCTCGACCCAGGACTGGACGTAGCGGTCGCGGCTCACCAGGACATCGACGTCCATGATCGCGCCGTAGTGACGGACACCCTCGACAGCGCGGCCAGCCATCAGCACAGTGTTGTCGGGCATGTACTTTTTCGTCTGGCCGTCGGCCGGATCGATGTACTCGCCGGTGTACACGTAGATCGGGAAATTGCCGATCATGCCCTTGTACTGCAGGCCGGCTTCGATCGCGATCTTCGGGCTGATGATCAGCGAGCTGTCATCGCCGCGACGGATGTCCAGCAGGCCTTTCTCGCCGTTCACGATCGAAGGCGCCTTGCGCAGCAGGTTCCAGGCCTTGACGTCCATGATCACGATCTCGACGTTGCCGCCGAAGTTCGCAATCTCCTGCGACCATTCTTCAAGCTGTGCCGGGATGTCGGGCGCGCTCGCATCGACCACGCTCCAGCGGTCGTTGCTGGACAGCGTCTCGGTCAGATCAGCGTGACGACCGAAGTCCACCACGGCGTTGAAGCCTTTGCCGATGATCGTGGCCCTGCCGTCGCGGATCGCCTCGATCGCCATGACTTCCATGCGGCGGGCAGCCATGCGGTTCTGGTCGGCGATGTCGTCGGCGATGTTCGCCATCTGGCGCTGCATCGGCGTCATGCTGCCGAGCATGGCTTCACCAGCGCGGCGTTTCAGCGCCTTGAGCGGGTTGTGCACGCGCAGGTCCTTCAAGTAGGCCGGCTTGACCGACTTGGTGGAATAGCCTGCGCTGTCGACGACACCCGCTTCGCTCAGCGGATGCACGAACGGCGTGATGCGCGGCTTGTCGGTTGCGACGTCGAAATAGACTTCCTCGGTGTCGTGATTGATCACGGAACCGAAGAACAGATCGAGAAAGGGCGACGGGACGGGGATGAGCCGGTCCACGACGCCGTTAAGTACCGCGGTGTTGTAGATTTCAATTGCCATTGCGTCAGGCCTCCCCGTTCCGCAAAAAGTAAAGTTTCAAACCTGCAAATCGAACTTCTGGAATTTCCGATCAGTAAGGCGTGTTCGTCTTCAGGAAGATGCCGCGATCGGCCAGCTTATCCTTGACGCTGTCGGCCGTGTGACCAGTGCCGAACGTCATGGCGTCGCTGTTGAACTCGCCGGTCAGGTAGGCGACGGTGGTTACGTCGCCGCTGGTGGCGTCGGCATCTTCTGCCAGGATCGCGCGCGGCACTTCGCTGCCGTCGGTGGCAGCGGTCGCCGAAAGCACGTATTTGCCAGAGCCGGCCGCGACCGTGATGTCGAAGCCGTCGCCGACCACGAAATCGGTGCCGCCATCGGCGAGCGTGAAGCTCAGGCCGCCGCCAGCGAAGGCGGTCGCGACATCGCCGACGCCGACCACGACACCGTCCGGATCTTTCACGGTGAACTCGCCGGCATTGCTGGCGGCGGTCACGATGCGAAGCTGGTACACGCCAGCCTTCGCGCCGCTGCCCACGGTGACGGTGCCCATCGTGCCGTTGCCGGTGTTGCCGCCGGACTTGGCCTCGGAGCTCGCCGAGCCGTTGGTGATCTTGCCCAGGAGCGCGCCGCGGGTAAGGTTGCCCGTATCCAGCACGATGCTCTCGGTGACCGCGTTGACCGCGTCACCGGCCAGCAGTCTGTCGTGGGTGTGACTGCCGGCAGAAGAGAAGGCCGGCTGGAAGGACGTGGTCATGGTGTGAGCCTCCGATTGTGCGTCCGTGGGTTTAGGTTCGTTCGATTACTTGGCGACCTGGATCGTCCCGATGCTGCCGGCTGCCGCGACGATCGCAGCGGCCATTTCGTCGGCCGTCTTCGGCTCGTCTTTGCCGTCGCCAGCCTTCGGCGGATTCAGGTTCGCCTCGGTGTTCTGCAGGTTCTGCAGGTGGCCGGCGGCGCCCGCGTTGATCTTGCCTTCCTTCTGCGCCTTCAGGATTGCCATGGCTGCAGCGGCAGGCTCGGTTCCGTCGGCCTTGAAGCCGGCGATCATGGCTTCGGCGCCAGGCACGGCCAGCGCTTCGATCTCGGCGATGCGCTTGCGCTCGGCTGCGACGCCTTCCTGGTGGCCAGCAGCCTTGACGGCTGCGGCATCGACTTTCTCGACGCCGGCCATGGCTTCGGCAACGGCGGCCGTCGCGATCTCGGTGACGAGATCCGCACGGTTTTCTTTCAGGCTGGCAGCAGTAAGCGTTTTAAAATCCATGGTCTCGGTCTCCGCTTTCAGGGCTTTGAGTGTGTCTTCGAATGTGCTGATCTCGTCGATCATGCCGCGCTTCTTAGCTTCGGCGGCGACGAATACAGCACCGGCGCCATAGGATGATATCACCTCTGCTGGCAAAATGCCTCTATTTTTGGCGACAGCCTCGATGAATACTTGCGCCTGTCCGTCGACCAGCGCCTGCATTTCGTTCGCGCCGGCTTCGGTGTCCGGGCTGGCGTTCTTGAGCGGCGACTGACTGCTGACGAACCGGTAGGCCTTCTCCCCGGGCTTCGGGTCGCGCACCGTGATTCCGCCTTGAGCGCCGATCGAGCCGATGATTGCCGTGTCGGCAGCGACGACGCGATCGGCTGCGCTGGCGATCCAGTAGGCCGCACTCGCGCCGTTTCCTTCGATGAATGCCCAGACAGGCTTCGTCGCCGCGGCGACCATCTGCGCGAATTCGCTGGCGCCCTCGACCGCGCCACCTGGACTGGAAATTCTCAGCAGGTGCGCCCTGATCGCGGGATCGCTCTCGGCTTGCGTGAAGTCGCGTGCCAATGTGCCGTAGCTCGTGGCGCCACTGAATTCCGTCATCAGGTTTGCTTTTGAAAAGAGCGGACCCTCGATCGGCAGGATCGCCACGCCGTCGCGCGTCGTAGCCGTCATCGTGTTGCCGAGCGGGCGTCCAAGGCGCGCCTCGAGCGCTTCCAGGTTCCCGGCAAACTCGTGCTCGCGCTCGGCGATGCTGGCGATGATGTCCAGCCATTCCGGCTGGATCGCCCACGTGGTCGACAGGACTGCCGCTATCGCGTTTCGTTTCATTGCTGCTCGCCCTCGTCTTCGTCGTCCGGATCAGCGGGCGAGGCCGCGACCGGTTGCAGCGGATCAGGCGGCAGCGCGGCAATCTGCTCGCGCTCGCGCCTGGTCTGCTCGAGATTGTCTTCGTAGTCGGTGCCGGTCTGCTCGGCCGCGATGTCCTGAATCGTCGTGGCGCCAGGTATCTTCAGCCACTCCTGCGCGGCTTTGGCTTCCTTGAGCGGATCCAACTGGCCCATCGGCGCGCCGCGCCAAGTGGTGCCGAGCCATGCTGCGCGCTTCCACGGATCCTCGAAAAAGCCAGGCGCCTTGAGCATGCCGCGCGCCACGGCTTCGCTGATGACCCATGCCCATACCGGCTGGCACAGGCTGGTGGTCAGCCACAGGCGGCGGCGCTTGAAGCTTTTCCAGGCTTCCAGGATGGCAGCGCGGCTCGCGCTGTAGCTGGCCGCGAAGTGCTTCATCAGGACCTCGCGCGGCAGGCCGAGACACACGCCGATCTGGCTGTAGAACGCGGCCACGACCGATTCGAATTGCGAGTTCGCGCGCATCGGATTCGCAAAGGCGATGTCCTCGCCAGGCGCCAGGTCGGCGATCATGCCGGACTGTAGTTTCGTGAGACCGGTGCCGGTCGGCGTGACCTGCATACTGCCGACCTGTCCGGGGATCGTGCCGGCGAGACCGCCGAGCGGGCCGGACGGCAACTGCGACTTGATGAAGACCGCGAACATGCTGGACACGACGGCTGCCGTAAGTTCGGCCTCGCTGTAGCGGCCGAGCTGCTTGAAGGTCTCGATCACGGGCGCGAAGACCGACACGCCGCGCTTCTGGTCCGGACGGCGCCGAACATAGTGGTGCAGGCAAAGCGGGATGCCGTTGCCGTCGACGGCGGGCACGCTCGTGTACTCGCCGACGTTGGCGATGCGCGCGTAAATCATGCTGCCAGGATGGTCTTTCAGGAAGTGGTAGCGCGCGGCCTCGCCGTCGCTGTCACACTCGACGCCGCTGTACACGTTGCTCGTCGGTCCTTCGCGGCCCGGCGGCGTGGCGCAGCGGTCAGCCTCGACAGCCTGCAGGCAGGTTCCCAGGATCGAGCCGGGCCGCGGCTTGAAGCGGCGGATGGTGAACATGTCGCCGGACATCAGCGGATTGAGCAGGGCGAGCGCCTGGTATTCCCAGAACGATTGTGCGCGCGTGACGTCGCTGTCCTTGCTGTCGGCCCACGTGAAGAAAATGCGCTCGGCCTGACGCTGCCATGCGCTGGCCTGCTCGGGCGTGAGGCCGAGCACTTCGGCGTCGATGCGCGACTGCGGGCGCAGGCCGACGCTGACGACGTTGTCGACGATCGTGTCCAGTGCGCCGGCGGCGAGCGGGTTGTTGCGGTCCAGGTCGCGCGCCTGGTAGGCGATCTGGTCGCGATGCGGCAGGACGTCGGCGTCAGCCGAGCCCATGCTTGTTGCCCAGCCCATGAGATTTTTGTTGTTCGGCCGCGTCGCCTCGTAGCTGGCACCGATCTCGGCGCGAATCATCTGGGCGAGCGTGGTCTCCGGCAGTATCAGGCCACCGAACCGGCTGTCCCTTGGCGTGTCGACGTAGGCGGTCACTGCGGCATCCCGTAGTTGATGCCGATGCCGCCGCCGCGACTGAGACGGTTTACGATGACCTCGAGTTCCTTCTCGCGCTCCTGAAGCCACGCCATGTTGGCGCGCGTGAGCTGGCGCATCGCGCCGCCGTCCTGGATCGTGTACGACTGGCCCTTGGTCATGACGGCCGTGATCGCCGCGCGGACCTCGGCCAGCTGCGCGCGCTTCGTTGCAAGTTCTTCGGCGAGATCGGTCATACACGGCCGGCGGCAAAGTAATGTCGCCGCGATTCTAGCATGAAATTATCCGGCCCGAACATACGGCAAGGATTAGCGGGCAAATGGCTAGGTGATCGAAATGGAAAGCGGTGCACCGGCAAGCTGCTGGCTTCCCCCTCATCGTGCCAGAGTGCCGAAGTGCTTGCCGGTGCTGCTGGGGCTGTCGTGTTCGGCACCGGCTGATCATGCCGAACCGGTGGCGGGCGTAAAGCTGGAAAGGATTTACTGGCCTGCGTTGCGCACGCCGCGCGCGCGAGGCGCGGCATTCATGGCGGCGACGAGCTCGTCGATGCGGATGTTCAGTGACGCGAAGGCCGCGGTCGCCAGCACGCGGCAGTCGAACGGCTCGTTGCGGGCGCCTGGCGGCAGATGCCACTCGCGCTCCGGGAATCCTTTCTTGTTGAACTTGGTCCGAACTTCCTCGGCCGTCAGCCCGCGGTAATACTCGGGCGGGTAGCGCTTCGGGAAGTGACACAGGCCAGGCACCGGACCCGTCGCGCCGTCCGGTCGCTCGATCTTCAGGCGTCCGACGACCAGGTCCTTCGCCGTGAACGTGCCGATCGGGAAGAGCGGGATCTTGCCAAGGTTTGATTGTGTCGGCGTGCCGATGATCGGCTTGCCTTCTCCGGGCATGCCCTTGGTGCCGAGCAGCACGCCGCCGGCCAGCCTGGCGCGGACCGCAGAATAGGTCGCCGCAGTATTGGCCCCGCCCGTATCGACGCAGCACCGGGCGACGCGCAACTGCACGCCGTCGGCTCGCCGGTACACGCGCTGCAATACGTTGGCGTCGTGCAGGAGCCAGATGTCGTCCAAATCCGGATTTCCATATGTGATCACGTAGTCTATCGACCAGCTTTCCTCGCCGCTGCCCCAGCCAACGATTTCGGTCTCCAGGCGGTTCGGCTGGACGTCGGTGCCGGCGGTCAGCAGGACGACGCCAGCCGGCAGCGGATCCGTGCCGTAGTCCTCGGCGCGCTGCGCAAGCGCCTCGTGATTCGGCTTGTCGCCGCGGACCTCCCAGGTCTCGGCCAGCACGTTGTTGATGAACGCCTGCAGCTTCGTCGGGTTGCCCTGCGCCTCGATCCACTGGCGCGCGATCTTCGCCCAGGACTTCCAGCCGACTGGCGAGTACAGAGCGCTCAGGTGGTAGCCGCGGCGCGTCTCGTCCAGGTTCTCGAGACAGGTTGCCCGCCACTCGCCGCGCGCCAGCATGTCGGTCTTGTGCCGCTCCTCGATCACGCCACCGCATTCCGGGCAGGCCATGTAGGCTTCCGCCGGTCGCTTCCTGCAGTCGGCGCCTTTCGGGATGATGAAGTTTGCCCAAGCCAGGACGTGCATGTGCTCGCAGTGCGGGCAGGGCACGAAATACCGGCGCTGGTCGGTCTTCAGGTACTCGGTCTCGACGCGGCACGAGCCCTTGAGACCCGGCGTCGACGTCTTCAGGATTTTGCGCTTGCGGCCGAACGTCTCCGTCCTGGCCTCGGCGAGCTGCAGCGGATCGCCTTCGCCGTCGACGTCCGCCGGCCAGTTGCTGATCTCGTCAGCGAACAGGTAGCGGATCGGCATGGACCGTAGGCCGGCCGCCGAGTTTGCGCCGCCCAGGATCAGGATGCCGCCCGGAAATTCCTTCTCCTGGATCGTGTTGCCGCCCTCGCGGCTCTTGTTCTCGATGACCTTGGCGAGCAGAGACGGTGTCGCCTGGATCATCGGTGTGATTCGCTGCTTGCTGTAGCGCTTGGCGTTGTCGACCGTCGGCTGCACGAGTAGCATCGGGCCGGGCGCGTCGTCGATGACGTAGCCGACCCAGTTGTTGCCGCTCTCCGATTTGCTCGTTTGCGCGGCCCACATGAGCACCAGTTCCTGCACCGGCGACATGGTCGACAGGCAGTCCATCGGCTCGCGCACGTAGGGCGTCCTCGAGCTGCGGTACTTGCCGGGCTCTGCGGCACCCTTCGACGGCAGCATGCGCTTGGCGTCCGCCCACTCGGTCACGGTGCGACGGCTCGGGCGGCGGAAGGCTTCGAAGAAACCCGCGACCAGCGGGTTGGCGCTAGGCTGCGGCATACTGCGCTCGAAGGTCCTCGACGGCCTGGTCGATCTCGGTCAGCAGCAGCTTCGCGATCTCGTGCGCGCTGCTCATGCCGGCGATCTGGTCGGAAACCCGGTCGGGAATGTTGTACAGGCTGGCGATCACGGCGGCGGCGAGCGCGTGGCCCTGCGCCTTGACCTCGGCGGCGTCGACGACCTTGCCGGTCATCTGGTCCAGCTTGATCTTCGCGATCCTGGCCTCGATCGCTTCGCGCGCCGCTCGGGCTTGCGCGTACCCACCACCTCGACCACTGCGCGGACCCGTGTCGCCACTGTCCGGCACTTCCTGTTCGTCCATGCGATCGCTTGTCGCCAGGTCGACGCGAGGCGCATCCTTCGCGCGCATCTTGCTGCCCTGGCTGCCGACGTGGCTGCGCTTGCTGACGTCGCTGTTCGCCAGCCAGCGGCGCTCGACGTCGGGCCAGTCCAGCAGGGGGCGGCCGTTCCCCTCGTTGTGGCTATGCACGACGACGCGGCCGGACTTGATTGATTTATGAACCGCAGTATCGCTCACGCCAAGCCTGCGCGCGGCCTCGCGGATGCTGATCAGTTCGGCCATTCTTCGGCGGGCTCGTTATCGTTGGCCGCGACCAGCCCGGCTTCGACCTCGGCGAAGGTCTGGCCGCTGCTCTCGAGCACGGCTTGCTTGTTCGTATAGTTTTGCCAGCGGCGGACGATCACGTCGACGTAGACGGGCTGCAGTTCCATGGTGTAGCAGACCCGGCCGGTCTTCTCGGCGCCCATGAGCGTGGCGCCAGATCCGCCGAACGGTTCCAGGCAGATGCCGCCGACCGGCAGGCTGGACTTCATCACGCGTTCCATCATTGCGACCGGCTTCGGCGTGGCGTGGCCGTGCCGCTCGTCGCCGACCACGCGCGGAAAGTTCCAGACGTCGCGCATGATCTCGTGCGCGTTGTCGAAGTAGCTACGCGCCTCCTGCACCGCCTTCGTGGGAATCGATTTCACGGCATCCCAATCGCGCTTCAGGTCGCGCCACGGCCTTTCAAACCGACCCGGGTATTCGGTGCGCAGCGTGGCGTAATGCTTTTCCGGGATCAGGTTGAACTGCGACCGGGTAAACCAGTGGCCATACATGCCCGCGCCGCACACGCGCTTGATCTCGGGCGCCGTGATGCCGGCCGCCTTCGCTTCGCCCTCCATGTACGCCAGCAGGGGCTTCCATTCCTCGGGGAACTCGTCGGTGTTGACGTTGCCGCGGAACTGTTCGCCGAGCTGGAAAAACAGGCAGTGCTCGGTGACGATCGGGTACTGCGTCAGGTCCGGCGATGCCATGCCGGCAATGTTTTGCTTGTCCCATACGATCTGGTTCCGCAGCTCGATGCGCTCGCTGTCCGCCAGCCCGCCGCGATACCACAGCCGCCACAGGTCCGGCGCGTTGCCCCAAATGTACGCGCTGGCGTTGTCGGCCAGGAAGGTCCGGAAGGTCGCCCACCACTCCATCTGGAACTTGTCCAGCTCCTCGCGGTAGATGTTGTCGTTCGCCACGCCGTCGGCCTGCTTGCCCATGCCGTAGGGCGGATCCGCGTGCAGCAGCTGCGCGCTGGCACCGGCGACCAGCCGCTCGACATCGGCGATGCTGGTGCTGTCGCCGCACATAACCCGATGCCGGCCAAGGACCCAGACGTCGCCCTGACGGCTGACCGGATCCGGCTGGACCTCGGGCGTCTCGTCGGTGCCGCTCGGCGCTTCCTCGGGCGGCAGTTCCTCGGCGAGCAGGCGTTCCAGCTCCTCGTCGCTGAAGCCGATCACGTCCAGGTCGAAACCGGCATCATCCAGCGCGGCGAGCTCAGCGGAGAGGACTTCCTCGTCCCAGCCGGCGTTGAGCGCCAGCTTGTTGTCGGCGATCACGTAGGCGCGGAACTGCTCGTCGGTCCAGCCGCTCGCGTCGAAGACCGGGACCGTGCCGGCAGGGTAAGGCTCGGCGCCGGCAGTCTCGCCTGGCGCCGGGTAGAGCAGGTCGCCGCTCTCGTAGATCAGCTTGATGGCGGACAGGGTGCCGTGGCCTTTGGCAATGACCCTGTCGCGCGTGACGATGGCGCCGACCATCCCGAATTCGCGGATGCTGGCCGCGAGCTGGTGAACCTGCTCGGCGCTGTGCGTTCGGGAGTTCGACTTGTAGGGGATCAAGTTTTCGAGCGGCCAGCGCTCGATACGGCTGGCAAGGGCGGGCGATGACATAGGGCTCCATGGCGGCAAGTTGTCATCGCGATAATATCAACACGCCAACCAGGGTTGCAAACTGCAAAGCGTTGGACGATTGCAATCTGCCAGTATTCACGCTGTCAATATTGCGTGGCGTCAGAATACCGGCGCCAATCAAACCCATCTGACGGTTTCTTGACTAGCGGAAGCTCGCGGGCTGCGAATTACC